ACATGCTAGAATAAACATGCCCATGCTGTACGGTTCAATAACTTCAAACGAAATGGAGGTTGCGTTTGTGCTAGTTTTATTTTCGTAGCCTATTAAGCTATCAATGATTAAGTTGTCAATAAAGAAATCAAATTTACCGTAAGCTGTTTTAATTCTGTTGTTAGGATCAGTACTTCCTGATTTACAAATTAACGGAATACTCTTACCTTTCATATAGGTGGTATCCGGATTGTTAACGTCGTTGTCAGTTAGTACACCTAATCCTAAGATGTAATTGTAAGATGCATAAGTTGATAATATGTTTGGCAGTGGTAACTTAACTTTAGCTTGTCCGCCGCCTAATCCAAATGCACTAGCGATTGCGGCACCTGCGGCTGCTGCCGGGCCGACGTTTGACAACGCATTAGTAGTTGCGGCTACTAATGCGGTAGTTGCACCAACTGCTTTAACTATACTCATCTTATAATCCTAATACTGATTTCAAACTACTTCCCTTTGGAATGTAAATTTGCTTGCCAGGTACAAAATCAAAAATTGGATCTTGTAAAACGTCTAGGTTACGTTGAATAAACACCCACCATAGACTTGCTTCGCCGTATAAGTCGTACGCTAGTAAGTCTGGACGATAAGTGTACTGTGCTTCGATGTTGTACAAGAAGTCGTCTGGTTCTGCACTTACTGGTCTAATCGACAGTAAGTCTAAATATCCTTCTTTAATCTCCGTATTGTACCACGGACTTAAATTTGTGTAGGTTGCTGACATATTATACGTATCCTTGTGAACTATTCATGTATCCACCAGACACAAATCTGTCTAGGCTGAAGTTTCTTGCGGCTGCTCTGCTGTACATTGGTTGCAATGTAATTACTATTGAGCTCTTTGTTGGCACGTGGGTAATTCCACCACTAGTACTTCCGCCAATACCAAATGCTCCTAGCATACCTGCTACTTGCCCAACACCACCAGCTATACTACTTACCGTACTTGTGATACCTGATAAGTTAGGTAAGGCTCCGCCTAATGTGTCAGCTAGTCCGCCAAGACTATCAGCAACATCTGCAAGCGCACCTGCGGCGCTGCCTTTAACTTCAGTGCCAATATAATCACAGTCGCCCATTAATTCTACCTTCATGGATGTAACTACGCATGGTACGTTTTTAAACACATACGCACCGTATCCATTTAATTTGATAATTGGAGGCGGATTGCCTGCTTTCATATCATTGCCTGTGAACATCTTAGTAAGTGAGCGTAGGTAATGTACTGCCGCAATCCAATACAATGCTTGGGTTGCATCTTCTACAAAGAATGGTGCCGTAATACTGATTGCATCAGCTTGGCTTCTGGTGTAGGCGTTAAATGTATAATTACTATGTGTTGTTGAAATCGGTTGGTATGAGGCACTTGAGCTAATACCAATTTGCGGAGTGTACGGAAATACTAATCCACCTGCATCTTTTAACGGCTTAAGAACGCTACTGGTTTTAAAGGACACCCAGTTAGCTAGACTAAGTCTAACACGCCAATCGTTAGCGGCATCATCGCCACCAAACATGGAGATTGCACCCATGATGTCACCAATTGCTTCCCCAGCGGCTGGTAAGTTAACCGATCGAATTGCACTGCCTACATCAGAAGCCGATGATATGGCAGATCCAATAGCACTTGCAGTACCTGCGGCTGCGCTTAGGGCCCCGACTGTAGCACCAACTGCTACCATTTTAGATGAAACTGATTGTCCACGATTTGCCATATTAATTTGTCCTTTTGGTATATTATTTATTTGACTTTTTAATGTGCGTAGTTTATAATAAACGTTCCGGAGATAGAATTAATGACAGCGAAAGTAAATTACCTAAACAACAAGGATATGTTGTTAGAAATACATAGAAGCAAAGCATCTTATTGCAGTTTTACCGATCCAAAGTATCACCAATATGACATTATTTTGCCAAGTTTAGACAAAATAAACATACGCACGATAGCCGAAGCTAAAAGAAATCAGGCTAAAAGAATAGGTGATTTAGACTACCAAACACGCAAACGTGCTGGTGAAAAGGTCAAACAAGCTGACTGCGAAGTGGACTATAAGAAGATTCAAAAGACGGATTTAGTCTTTAGAATTATGACTTTTGATCACATTCCGCTTAACAATACACGCAAAAAGAACCCTAAAAGTCTAGCAGATCACCGCGATAAAGTTAACTTTCCACCGTTCCAACACTATAGATTTAACGACGAAGATGTATTAGTATGCGTTGGTAAATCGCACTGGAAGGGTGATCTAGAAAAAGGTCACTTTGACAAAGATGCGGGTTCTATTACTAACACCCTAGCAAGAATGATGATTAAACTATGTGAGCGTTACGCTACACGTGGTAATGTTCGCGGCTATACCTACAACGATGAGATGAAGGGACAAGCCATTTTACAACTAACACAGATTGGATTACAGTTTGACGAATCTAAAAGCGACAATCCGTTTGCTTATTTTACTGCCGCGGTTACTAATAGTTTTGTTCGCGTTATTAATATTGAAAAGCGCAACCAAAATATTCGTGACGACATCCTCGAGATGAACGGTATGAACCCAAGTTACAGCAGAACAGGGCAAGGCGAACACGAAGCCGCATTAAAACGACACGCAGAGGACACATCGAATGACACAACCACAGACACCCCAGCTGTTTAAGAAAGTAGCATGTTTTACAGATATCCATTTTGGATTAAAGTCTAACAGCAATGTACATAATCAAGATTGCGAAGACTTTGTAGATTGGTACATTGCAAAAGCAAAGGAGAAAGGATGTGATACAGGTATCTTTATGGGCGACTGGCACCATAATCGTAATAGCCTTAATATTACTACAATGGATTATAGCCTCAGGGCCTTGGAAAAGCTGGGCAAGGCGTTTAAGCAGTTCTATTTCTTTCCTGGTAATCATGATTTGTATTACAAAGACAAGCGGGACATCCACTCTGTGGAGTTTGGAAAATATATACCTGGCATCACTGTGGTACATGAGCCTATTACTATTGGAGGTGTCACCCTTTGTCCGTGGCTCGTCGGCGACGAATGGAAGAGCATAGGCAAGAAGGGCGGCAAGTACATATTTGGACACTTTGAATTGCCTAGCTTCTTTATGAACGCTATGGTACAAATGCCCGATCATGGAGAGATTCAATTAGATAGTTTCAAAGGTTACGAGTTAGGCTTCAGTGGTCACTTCCACAAACGTCAACAAAGAGGCAACATGCACTACATCGGTAATGCGTTTCCCCATAACTATGCAGATGCATGGGATGACGATCGTGGTATGATGATATTAGAGTGGGATGGTAAGCCAGAATACTTGTCTTGGGACAATCAACCTACATTCCGTACAGTTAAACTAAGCCAACTTATCGACGAAGCAGATACACTAATCAAACCAAAGCAACATTTACGTGTCAGCTTAGATATTGATATTACTTACGAAGAAGCTAGTTTCATCAAAGAGAAATTTATTGCAGATTATGACATTCGCGAACTTACTTTGATTACCGAAAAGAAAGAAACTGAAATCAATACTAACATTGATATCCAAGCATTTGAGTCGGTTGACCAGATTGTGTCCAGTCAGATTGTAAACATTGAATCAGATACGTATAATAAGAACACGCTACTAGCGATTTATAACAGCCTATGATAAAGATTAAAGAATTAACAGTAAAAAACTTCATGAGTGTGGGTAACCAGACTCAGGGTGTTAACTTTGCACAAGAGAACTTAACACTTGTGCTAGGTGAGAACTTGGACCAGGGTGGTGACGATAGTGGATCACGTAACGGTACAGGTAAAACTACTATTGTTAACGGATTGAGTTATGCACTGTTTGGTAATGCACTTACTAACATTAAGAAAGATAACTTAATCAACAAGATTAATAATAAGAACATGTTAGTTACCCTATCGTTTGATAAAGACGGTACCGAGTATCGCATTGAACGTGGTCGTAAGCCTAACATCTTAAAGTTCTATGTTAACAACGAAGAACAAACTACTGATGAAACAGATGACGCACAAGGTGATATGCGTGAAACCCAGAAGGACTTAGATGACTTGCTGGGTATGAGCCACGACATGTTCAAACATATTGTTGCGTTGAACACATACACTGAGCCATTCTTAAGTATGAAGAGTGGCGATCAACGTGTGATCATTGAACAGTTGCTAGGTATTACGTTACTTTCAGAAAAAGCAGAAACACTTAAAGAGCTTATTCGTCAAACTAAAGACGCAATTACTCAAGAGTCTGCTGATATTGAAGCGTCTAAGAAATCAAACGATAAGATCCAACAAAGCATTGATGCTTTGATTATCCGTCAAAATGCGTGGAACACGCAAAAGGATAACGATCTAGAAAAGATCGGTCGTGCTATTGTTGAATTAGAAAGCGTTGATATCGATGCTGAACTAACAGCACATGCTGAACTTAAAGTTTACTTAGAGCAAACTGCTAAACTAAAGAGTCTGAATAAAGAGAAGGCAACGCTAGAAAGCGCGACAGCGCAAGCGGAGCGTAGCGTAAAGAAATACGCTAGCGAGCTTGCCGCCTTAGATGGTAAGAAATGTCACGCTTGTGAACAGGATCTACATGATCACAAGCATGAAGAAATGACGGCTACTGCTCAAAAGCACTTAGATGAAGCACAACAGTATGCTGATAAAGTTGCTGCCGACCTTAAGAAGATTGTAGATGAGTTAGGACACGGTGATACACTTGCTCGTCCAGATACTTATTACGATACTGTAGAAGAAGCACTCAAGCATCAGAACAATCTTAAGACTTTGGAAACTAACCTAGTTATCAAAGCAGACGAAAGCGATCCTTATCAAGAGCAAATTGACGAACTAATGGAAACTGCCATGCAGGACATTACTTGGGACAAGGTTAACGAGCTTAACAGTCTTAAAGACCACCAAGAGTTCTTGCTTAAACTACTGACTAGTAAAGACAGCTTTATCCGTAAGAAGATTATTGATCAGAATTTGGCCTACTTGAACAATCGTTTAACCTACTATCTCGACAAGATGGGCTTGCCGCATACAGTTACATTCCAAAATGACTTGAATGTAGAGATTATGCAGTTAGGACAGGACTTAGACTTTGACAACTTATCACGAGGTGAACGTAATCGATTGATACTTTCTCTATCATGGGCATTCCGTGATGTATGGGAAAGTCTGTATCAGCAGATTAACCTATTGTTCATTGACGAGCTAATCGATAACGGTTTGGATGCGTCGGGTGTTGAAGGCGCACTAGCTGTGCTCAAGAAGATTGCTCGTGAGCGTAAGAAGAATGTATACTTGATTAGTCATAAAGACGAATTAATTGGCCGTGTTAACAACGTATTAAAGGTTGTTAAAGAAAATGGCTTTACTAGTTACGCTAATGATTTAGAGGTTACAGAATGAAAACTGGATTCACTTGTTCAACATTTGACTTGTTCCACGCAGGGCATATACTAATGCTGGAAGAAGCTAAGAAACAATGTGATTTCCTAATAGTTGGATTACAAACTGACCCAACCATTGATAGACGCGAAACAAAAAACAAACCTGTGCAGGGTGTGTTTGAACGTTGGGCGCAGTTAAAGGCATGTAAGTTTGTAGACCAAATTATTCCGTACTCTACAGAAAAAGAATTACGTGATATATTACTTTCGTTTCCAATTAACGTTAGAATACTAGGTGAAGAATATAAAGATAAAGAATTCACAGGACATGATATTCCTATGACGTTCTACTTTAATCAGCGCAAGCATAGTTTTAGCACTAGCGAACTACGCCAGAGGGTTATAGATGCATCAAGATGAAGAGCTACATGAAAAGATAATGTATGCTTTCCGCGAGTATTTTAAAGCTAACCAAAATTGGCTTAGTAAGGGAACTCGTAGGGCCGGTATGGATGTGCGCTACTGGCTTAACGAGATCCGCAAATTATCAATTGAGCGCCGTAAGGTCGTTATGGACTGGCGCTACGATTTAAACGATCAAACACAGGCAAAGAAGGCTCAAAAGAGAGAGGCAGGGGACAGTAATGATGCTAATTAAAGCATGTCATGGACTTATCAAAATCAACTAGTAGAAACATTACCTGAAGATTGTATAGGATTCGTGTACATAATCACAAACATCACATCTGGACGCAAGTACATAGGCAAAAAACTAGCAAAGTTTTCAAAGACTACCTATAAAACAGTAAAACTTAAGAACGGCACAAAGAAAAAGAAGAAGATTAAGAGTAAGATTGACAGCGATTGGCAAGAATACTATGGCAGCAGCCCTAATCTTCAAACAGATATAGACACATTAGGCAAAGAAAACTTCTCGAGAGAGATTTTATATTACTGTACAAGCAAGGCAGAATGCTCATACATCGAAGCGCGAGAACAATTTAGTCGCAAGGTTCTCGAAAGTGACGATTATTACAACGGGCATATTCAAGTTCGCGTCCACGGCTCCCACATAATCAAGAAATTTTTAGGCTCATAAGCGGTAACTGCCTGCACTAGCTAATATCAAGTGCCCTTACACCTGGATCACGGATCGCAGGGACGGAAAACTCTAGCCGCCAAGAGTACTCAGCAACTATCCTTAACAGGACGACGATCAGATATGCCTACATACAACTGGTTTTGCTGTTTAAGACAATTTTTAAAAGGCTAAAAGAGGGTGAAGAACCCACGGCTGGACGTATGTTAGCGTATACGAACAGACCCGCCGTTGTAATAAGACGACATGATTAGGTACCGGATAACCGCCTAAGCTAGCTTAAATGCTTGTAGTGTTAACGCTAAGTGAACTGCTCAACTCAGATAATGTTCATTTTTTAGCCCGCTAGGGCTAAGTGTGACTACACAATCTAGATAATATTTAAAGTGCTTCGCACTTGATTGCTCTAAGTAGTTTGTTTGTTAAAGACTTAACTATCTCGAGCTGATAAGCGAAGAGCAGATGTACGCAGTACATCTTTAAAGTATATAAATACTAAACTATGAAGATTTACGATATTATTCACGAAAGCGAAGCTCTAGATGAAGGGCTGGAAAAGCTATTTGTTCCTTTACTTACTAAGTTAGGGTTTGGTGCCGCTGATACTGCGGCTGCTAGAGCTCTAGAAAAGTTAACAGCTAAGTGGGCTGAGGACATGGCTATTGCTGCCGAACGTGGTGAAGCTGTTTCACTGACTAATACTCGTAGATTTCTTAAAGGTGAAGGTCTGACTGATGCTCAGATTAATAAACTTCTTCAAGATAAAGCAGCGCTTCGCGCTGCCGCTAAAGAAGCAAAAGCACAAGTTCAAAAAGCACAAGTAGCAAGAGTTACTGCTAGTGCCGGTAAAGGTTATAGAAAAGCCGCAGACATTGCTTTGCTTGTAGCTAAACATGGTAGTACTGCTTATTTGATCTATGAGCCTGCTAAGTTCTATGCGGACAACATGCAGAATGCTGAAGACCATTTGGCTGCTGGTAACGTTACTCCGGAAGAGTTTACAGCCATGAAGAAACAGCAGTTGAGTATTATGATCGGTAAGATCACAACTAACATACTTGGTGCTGGTATGATCAAAGGATTTGTTAAACCTTTTAGTATTGGCTTACGATTTGTTGGCAAAGGCAGCAACGCAGGGTTTGCCAACGTCCTAGCTGATACCCTAGACGGATTAAGCATTGCTGGTAAAGTATGGCTTACTAACATGATTAACGATCCAGACAACGCTAAAATTATTGCTACAGTATTTGGTAACTCTATTGCTAGCGAATATATTGGCGGTACTGCTTTAGAAGCAGTCAACACCGTTAGAGAATGGTTTGGTATGGCAGATTCACAAGGTGCAGGTAATCCTAACAAGCCTGACCCTAACAAGCCTGAGCAAGGTGCTAAGCCAACTGACGATGCAGCCAATGCACCTGCTAGCTCAATTAGCACCAGTGCATATTCAAATTTAAAATCTGGTCCTAACGGCCCTGAACTTAAAACTCCCGACGAGATTCGTAGAAACTACATGCAACTAGGTAATCGTTGATTAGAGTAAAGGCATTTGCGTGTCTTTAGTCATTTCAAGGTTCTCTTTAATAACTGTATACATCGCTTCTCTATCGTCGTGCGAATAATAATGCAGTAACTCAAGAACAGTAACACCTCCTCGCATGTACCAACTAATGCGAGATAGTTCTTCTTTGAATGTTTTAACTTCCCGATCTAGCCTAATTAGTTTTTCTTGAATTTCTTCGGGATTAAGTCTAATTAGGCTTAGCCGAAAAAACTTGCTTGATCCATTTCTACCTTGATTGAATGGTCAGCACCGCAACTTTCGCAAGTAATTGGCATTGCAGGCGGACTCCAAGTTTCTTTATTCTTTTCAGTATGTGTTCGAATTGCATCAAAAACTGTCTTATCAGCATTTAATAACCATTCGTTAATAAACTCGCGCTCAGTAACTACTACATTACCAGTGTCAACGCTTTCTACAGTAGCAATAAAGATTTCGTTTTGCAGTACAGCAAGGGTAGAATATAATTCTGACATAGCTTTTTCAATGTCGTCTTTATCAACCATAGCTTGAACTTGAGCAGCCTGTTGTTGAATCTTAAAGTTACGAATTGCAAACCCTGTACTTTGTTGATAAGTTAGCGGTTGTAACTTAATGCTGAAGTCTTTCATTACAAGTTTATTATCGAACTGACACTTAGAATAGTAATCAATCATACCTGTTAGGCTAACTTCGTAGGTATTACTACTTCCGCATTTATCGCAAGTATGTTCAATTGGCATTCCTTCCCCGTAGGTAGCAATACGAATAGCAATTAGTAGTACATCAACATCTAAAGTAGAAAGATCCCAGCCGTTCTTAATGCTAGGGCAACAACTTTCTAATACTTTAACCGTGCTGTCGCCTGATAACAACGCATCCGGAGTCTTCATAATGATCTCATCCATAGCAGTCATGCCGTAAATGGGCATGTTTGTAGCATCTCCTTGGATAGTACCTACCTTGTTGTAAATGCCCTTGCTAGGCAGATCAATAAAGATCTTAGGTTGTCTAAAAAATTGCTGTAACGGGTTTTGTGCCATAGTCTTACTCCAGATAAATATACTTGTACATATTTATATGCGTATATTTTAAGGATTTGCACTCATGAATGATAAAGAAGCACCTCAGTGGTTTAAGGACTTTATAGCCAAAGGTCAGGGTGGAAATTCACAAAAACCAGGTAGTGCAGGCGATGCTATTACGGGAACTATCGCTAGTAAGGTAGATGGTGTAATAGATCCTTTAATGACGGGCTTTAAAAAGCTCGCAACTGGTACAGCTGATGCAAGTTCCGCAGTTGATCTAGTCAAAGGTCTAGGTAAAAATATCCCAATTATTGGCGGAGTCGTTGATAAACTTGGTGACCTTGGCCTTGGCGCTGTTGCAATTAACTCTCAATTAAATCGACTAACTGAGACTGGTGTTAGTTATAGAAACAACATTGGTCAGTTTATGGAATCTGCGCTAGGCGCACGTATGAGCTTAGACGGCTGGGAAAAAATGTTGTCTAAGAGTAGCCAGCAGTTAACAGCATTTGGGTCAACAGCAGGGCAAGGCGCAATTAACTTTGGTCTAGCTGCCAAAGAAATGCAACAAATGCCTGCAGGTACTCAACTACGTGAGATGGGTGTTAGTGCAGAACATTTGAACGATGTCCTATTGTTATCAGCATCTAGTCGTACTAAGTTAGACCTAGCTGATAAGAATAGTAGAGATCAAGCAGTTACATCTGCATTAGATTTAGCAACACAGATGGATGCAGTTGCTAAAATTACCGGCAAGAATAAAGAAGCTCTAATGAAAGAGCAAAAAGATCAACTAGCTAGAGCAGACGTACAGGCTGCATTGTTAGGTATGACTAAAGAACAACAAAAGTCATATGAAGAAGTTAAGAAAGGTTTAGTTGGTGCGGGTAAAGGTGTTAACGATCTGTTTTCTGAAATGGTTACTGGCGGTGTGCGTTCTGACAAAGGTAGAGCAATGGCAGCTAGTGTTGGTTCAGAAAACGCCGCTGAAATGCAACGTATTGCACTAGCAATGAAAACTGCTAACCCAGAAGAACAAAAAAAGTTAAAAGAAGAATTAGAATTAGTAAACGTTAAAATTGCACAGTACCAAGCTAGTGATACAGGTCGTGCTCAAGCACAGTATGCTAAAGGAAACTTAGGTTCTACAGCGCAAGAAAACTTAATGGAACGATTGGAGTACGTTAAGCAAGTTAAAGATTTAAAAGATCAAGGCAAGTCAGATGTAGAAATTCTTGCACAGTTAAAAACACAAGCAGCCAATGAGCAAGCTGGAGCTAAACCTGATTCTAAAGACGGCAAACCTGAAGAAGGTAGTCAGTTAGGAAGAACAATTAATAACGTTGATCAAGCAATTGGCGGTATGAGTGCTGCCTTAGGCGGACATTTTAAGAAGGCAGGCGATGAAGTAGGAACAATGTCAGGCGAGATGAACAAGCTAAACGAACAACTTAAATCTTACTCTTCAAATCCTAATAAATTTTCCGGAAACATTGACGAGTTAATGGCCAAAGTTAAAGGCAAAGATACTAGTAAAGAATTGTCTAGTGCAGAAGCTAAGGGTGTTACTAAAGGCGGCGTTATTACTGAAGTTAAAAGAATGGGAGGTTCTCCAGGTTGGGGATCATTCTTAAGTGGCAGCGCCGGTTTAGACAGCGTGTTTGAAGACTTTGGCAAAGCAAGTCCTGCAATGCTACACGGAAAAGAAACAGTTGCCAAACCTGAACAGCTAATGGCACTAGTTCAAAAAGTAAAACAGCAAGCAGAAGCACAGATTTCGCAAGCAACTAAAAACGTACCAAACATGCCTGGTATGAATCAGGCTGCTAAAGCTACAGAAGGCTTTGCAGGCATTGGATCTAACGGTGGCGAAGTCACAAATATGTTTAAAGAGATGTTCGATCGCTTAAATAGTACATTAGAAACATTGGCGGCTAACTCTTCAGATATGCTTAATAAAGCTGATAGACAGATTAAAGTTACGAAGTCTAGCGCATCAGGCAATAGAATTGGCTAAAAGGAATAACACATAAAATGAGTTGGAAAAAGTATTTCACCCCAGTAGAAGTTAACAACAGTCCGAGTGTTATCTCCGGTTCAAATTCTGGATCTCGCCCTGGTCCTGCACAAACTAACTACTCAAGTTATTTGCCAGATGTTTACACAGGCAGTCCAAACCGTATTGATCGTTATCAACAATACGAAGTGATGGACAGCGATCCAGAAGTTAATGCGGCCCTAGACATCCTAGCAGAGTTTACAACACAAAAATTAAAAGACGGTAAGAGTCCTTTCACAGTACAGTGGCGCCACAAAGCTACTAACAGCGAAATTCGTATCCTAGGAGAGTATCTGCAACAGTGGACTAAACTACAAAAGTTTGACACACGTATTTTCCGTATTCTGCGTAACGTATTCAAGTACGGTGACGCATTCTTTATCCGCGATCCAGAAACACAAAAGTGGTCTTATGTAGATCCAAGTAAAGTTGTTAAGATTATTGTTAACGAGAGCGACGGCAAAAAGCCAGAACAGTTTGTTATTAAAGATCTAGCACCTAACTTTGAAAACCTAGTTGCTACGCAAATTACTCCTAACATTAACCCACGCCAGCAAGGCGGCGGAGTAGGTGGCGGTGCTGGACAGTACGGCACACCGGGACAACAAAAAGGTAGTTCAGGAGCATACCCAATTGGTGGCTCAGGTAGCCGCTTTGGTCTAGCAGAAACTGAACACGCTATTGACTCGGAACACGTTGTTCACTTGTCATTGTCAGAAGGTTTAGATAATAACTATCCTTTTGGTAACAGCTTGCTTGAAAACATTTTTAAGACATACAAACAAAAAGAATTACTAGAAGATGCGATTCTAATCTATCGTATACAACGTGCGCCAGAGCGCAGAGTATTCCATATTGACGTAGGTAACATGCCATCACACATGGCCATGGCATTCGTAGAACGTGTTAAGAATGAGATTCATCAAAGACGTATTCCATCGCAAAATGGCGGAGGTCAAAATGTTATTGATTCAGCGTACAATCCGTTATCTATCAACGAAGATTACTTCTTCCCAACCACAGCTGAAGGACGAGGAAGCAAAGTTGAGACACTTCCAGGCGGTACAAATCTTGGTGAAATTGATGATTTGAAATACTTCACTAACAAGTTGTTCCGCGGTTTACGTATTCCGTCAAGCTACTTGCCAACTGGTGCAGACGACTCGCAAGCAAGTTTTAACGATGGTCGTGTAGGTACTGCATACATTCAAGAGCTACGTTTCAACAAGTATTGCGAACGTTTACAAGCTCTAATCACATCAGTATTTGATGAAGAGTTCAAAATGTATATGAACTCTAGAGGCGTTAACATTGACTCTAACTTGTTTGAATTGCGTTTTAACCCGCCATTAAACTTTGCAAGTTCACGTCAAGGATCACTAGATGCTGAACGTATTAATACATTTAATACTATTCAAGCAGTGCCATACATGTCAAAACGCTTTGCAATGAAACGTTTCTTAGGATTAACAGACGAAGAAGTAGCAGAAAACGAACGCTTACATGCAGAAGAACAAGGCATGGGTGAACCAACTGCAACTGATGCAGCCGGCGAATTACGTAGTGCTGGTCTAAGTGCAGCCGGTATTGAAGGCGACCTAGGCATGGCAGGCGATATGAGTGCTCCAGAAGATATGGAGGGTGATATGCCTCCAGGTGGTGCAGGAGCTCCAGGTGCCGCTCCAGCAGTTACACCAACTGCCGCTCCTCCGGCATAACCGTATAAATACTAGTATGATTCTAAGAGAATTATTTTATATTGATCCAGACACTCGTCATGTTGCTAACGACATGAGGTACAACGCTGACCGCGACGAATCAGAGATGCATCGATCAGACACCCGCAAGACTAGATTAAGTCTTGGCCAAATCAATCAGCTACGCAAATCAAGCGAGGCCCACATATTAGAACAAGAAGCAGAGTTAGATTTTATACACAAGATGTATATGACACCGGCAGCACCAGCGGCATAAATAACTCATTGTTTAAAAATAGTCAAAAACACGGCGTTTTTGTGGCATATCTATACACTTTTTAAAGTAATGTGTAAATATAATACAGCCTTGTAATCAATCATAGGAGAAAAACATGACTGACCGTACGCAATTTGAAGCCATGCTTGAGGCATTGATCAATGAAGATCAAGAAACAGCAAAAGAAATTTTTCATAATATCGTAGTAGCGAAATCTCGTGAAATCTACGAAGAATTGTTAGAATCTGACTTCTCAGAAACTGTTCCAGGCGAAGAAGCCCCAGTTGAAGAAGCATCAGAAGATGACGAAGAAGGTGCAGACGACACTGGTGCAGACGACGAAGAAGGTGCAGATGACTTTGCAGCCGACGACGAAGGTGACGAAGGTGAAGAAAGCCCATTCGGTGACGAAGAAGGTGGCGAAGAAGGTGAAGGCGAGATCGAAGATCGCGTTATGGACCTAGAAGACGCACTTGACGAATTAAAAGCAGAATTTGAACAGCTAATGGCTGGCGAAGAAGGTGAAGAAGGCGCAGGCGACGAGTTCGGCGGCGACGAGTTTGGTGGTGATGACATGGGTGGTGATGAATTTGCCGCTGATGCTGAACTAGACGAATTTGATACAGGTTTGATGGAATACACAAACAAAGTAACTCCACCAAAGCATGGTGACAACGGTGTTAACACTAAGTCTCCACTAGCTGGTAAGAACGACATGGGTGGCACAACTGCTAACATCGCTAAAGGCGGTACTAGCACAACTGGTGGCACACAAGGTGGTTTACTAAAGCCTAGCACACAAGAAGAAAACTTCGGTAACGTTAACGTTCCAGGTGGAAACAAAGGTGCTACAAAACTAAGCCCAGTAAAAGGCGGTCACGGCGCAGAGAAGAAAGGCGCAGGTGAAAATGCTCAGAACAAGAAGAGCATTATTGGTAGTCGTAAGTAATTAGGACTTATAGATAATGTCACTATACCTCCGAGAGAATCTCAGTTTCAACGAAGCAAAAATGGTCGTTGAGTCTGATGACAAAGAAGGAAAAAACTTATACATGTCCGGGATTTGTATCCAGGGCGGTATTCGTAACGCTAACCAGCGTGTTTATCCTGTTAATGAGATTGGCAAGGCTGTTAAGACCCTTAACGATCAGATTCAAAATGGCTATTCAGTTCTCGGAGAAGTAGATCATCCAGATGATCTAAAAATTAACCTGGACCGTGTTTCCCATATGATCGTTAATATGTGGATGGACGGCCCTAACGGTTACGGTAAACTGAAAATTTTACCAACCCCTATGGGACAGCTAATTAAAACAATGCTGGAAAGCGGCGTTAAGTTAGGTGTTTCAAGTCGCGGATCCGGGAACGTCAGAGATGACGGTTCCGGTGAAGTATCAGATTTTGAGATTATCACAGTAGATATGGTAGCTCAACCTAGTGCTCC